ACTGCGGCGCGCTTCGGATCGTGCTGTGGCATGGCTTCAAGCTGTGCGCGCAGCTCAGCTGCCTTGACGTTGAAGTCTACTTCGCTGGCTGGGTTGTTGGCGTTGACCGGGGAATCTTCGCGCAGCTCTTTGCCGATGTTGGCAGTGAACGCGATGAAGTCAGGGTCATTGCCGTACTTGGCCATCAGCGCATCGAAGTTGCCCGGTGCAGTGCCTTCGCTGGCAAAGGCCTGGGCTGCACGGTAGGACGCGCTAACACCCGCCTTCATCGACTGGTCATCGGCCCACACGGTTTTAAGCGCTGCGGTGCAGTCCTGCTGGGTCAGGATCGCGCCACCTTCGACCAGGCCCGGTGCTGCTTTCAGGTATTCGCCAAGCACGTACGACACCTGGTCGTTGGTCAGCCCCTTGGCATGCGCACCTTTCAGAAACGATTTGCCCGTCTCGTCGGCCTTGAACTCTTCGAAGTCGAAGCCCTCAACCTCAAGCTTCGGCGCGTACTCTTCGGCAGTCTTGGGCGGCGCATCACCTGAACCCATGCGGGTTTCAAGGTGCTTGTAGGCCTCGGCAACCTTGCGGGACGATGCTTCCAGATCAAGGCTGCCATCCTCTTTGGTGGTGCGGTACTTCTCAGGAATGAAGTCGTTGTTGCCGCCCTGGTTAAGCAAAGAGCCAGCCGGTGGCGCAGCAGGTGCCGGAGTTGGATTACCGCCACCAGGGTTGCCACCATCGCCGCCCTCTTCGTCTTGCAGGTAGTGGCCAAGTCGGCCATGGATAAACCAGCTCATTCGTCACCCCCAGCATCCAGCTTGCTGCGGAGCTCATAGCCCATCAGCGGCCATACCTTGGCGATTGCGTTGGTGCGGGCGATCTTCTTGCCCAGATCCGCGTCGAAGTTCGCAGCACTGGCGCAGGCAGACTCGCCGGTAACGGTGAAACCGTTCTTCATCACCAGGACGCAGAAGGTCAAGCGATTCAGGCTGTCGGAGCGGCCAGCAGGCTTGGTGCCCATCTGGCTTGCGCCCAACACACCATCACCGGCAGTGAAATAGAACTCAGTGCCGATGTTCGCCTCGATATCACCAGGCGTGACGCGCGGCGCGGTCAGCCCCTTGGACTGAATTTCCTGCTCGATTGCTTTGTCATTCATGAGGGTTTTCCTCTTCGGGTTGGTCATCTACCCCGTTGGCGCGGTTGATGCGCAACAGGATGTGGTCAAGCACCTCGCGGTGCCCTGCTTGCAGGTACGTCTTGAGAACGGCATCAATGCCGCCCACGGTTACGGCGTTCTTGCTAAAACGCTGAATCAACAGTTCAAGCACCATCACGCCTTCTGCGTGCTGCTCGAACACGCGCTTGAACATCGCGTCCTGTTGCTCTGGGGTCAGGTTCATGCGGCACCCATCTGTTTGGTCGCGGCCTGCACGGCCTGCTGTTGCATGGCGGCCTGTTGCTCTTGCTGCTGCGCCGCCTGGGCATCAGCTGCACGCTGCTCACGCCTGGCGCTGACGCCTGCCTTGCTGCGGATGACCGCGCTCGGTACGCCCAAGGCTTCGCCACGGATGCGCTGCGCTTCGTCCATGTCAACGTTGTCCATCACCTCAGGATCGACGGCAGCAGCGGCCATAGCGCCCGCAACGTACTGGTCAATGGCGGTCACCTCTTCCAGCTTCTGCGAGCGGGCAAGCGGGCTGATGTAGCGCACGGAGTAATTGCGCCCTGCCAGCGACTCAGGCGCCTGACCGAGCACGCCGGCACGGTAGGCGATGCCAAAGCAGCGGGTGATCAGGGGTTGCAGGTACTCGGCTTGCAGGCGGCCATAGACCGGGCCAAGCAGCTGACGGATCAACGCGACCCGCACATGCACCTCGGTCGCGGTCATCGCTGGACCGTCCTGGGCCTGGAGCTGGTCGGCCATCAGAATCTTGCGGATGCTGGCCTGCAGGCGGGCAATCTTGGTTTCTGCGTACTGGAAGTTCGAACCGCTTTGCAGCGGCTTCATGGAGTCGACGGAGTTGGCCACGATGATCTTGCGCGGGCCAACCTTGACGCTGCGCGGGTTCAACACGCCGTCATCTTCGGCAATCCACATGCCCGCGATAGCCAGGTCACCGGCAGCAAGGTCCATCTTGCACAGTTCGTTCAGGGTGCGGGCATCAGGCAAGGCATCCATCACCGGGCCCACGGCATACACGCTGTCAGGGATCAGCATCCAGCGCGGCACAACAACCGGCATTTCGTGATAGCCCGACTCGCGCACGATGTTCTTGGCAACAACTTCAACCTGGCAGGACGCCACCGGCATGTTCTTCGCCATCTTGGCGCCGACCATGTACGTGCTACGCGGGTAGATCGCGTGCACGAACTCGACCAACTCAGACGGCTTGTCCTTCGCCAGCTTCTTGGTGCCTTCGCTCAAGTCGTCGCCGAACTCGTTGTACGCCTGCTCAGCGGTCAGCCTGTAACAGCGGTAGACGGTATCGATCGTGCCACCTGGGCGAGAGGCGGCACAGAACACGCTGGAGATTGGCCACAGGTCGAAGGTGTACCCGCCCTTCTCCCGGTCTTCATCGATGTAGAGGGCAAACCATCCAGCATCAACAACGTCGATCAGGCCCTCAAAGGCCGCCGCATCGAAGTTGCTGGCGTGGATGTTCTCCCAGATGAAGTGGCTCGCATCGTCAAGCCAGCGGCGTTCGTCTTCGCTTTCCTGGCCCACGTCCATGCCGAACCACAGGGAGTTTGCCGGGGTCATGCCGCCCATGATTGCGCTAGCCAGGATGCGGGCGGCGTCGGTCAGCGTTGAATCGATGATGCGCGCACGACGACGAAGCGCCTCATCGGCGCTCATCACGTTGGAGTAGAAGCCAGAGCCACGAATGGGATGGCTGTAGTCGTAGCAGTCCCGCCAAACCGACTCATGCGGCGAGCGTTGAGACTTCATGGTGCTCAGCGTTTTGACGATCTGATCGGGTGTCATGGTTAAGATCCGAGGTTGGTCTTGCCCTGTTGCAGGACGGTGCCTTGGGCACCACCGGAAGAGAGCAAGCTGCTCTCTGTCTTGCGCCGTTTGCGGGTGGCGGTTTCTTCGTTCGCCTTCTTGGCTGCAGCATCAGCGGCCTTTTGTGCGGTAACGGCTGGGTCTTCCTGCTGCACAACCTTCGGCTTGCTCGGTTTGCTTCCCATGGTTACGCCTCCTGCTTGGGCTCAGGGCACAGCCAACCGGCATCGGTCATTACGGGCTGCTTGAGCGTGGTGGGATCGACAGCGCCTGACGCCTTGGCGGTCGGTTTGGCTTCTGCGGCTGGCTTGGCCGGTGCCGTGGCAGCGACATAGGGCTCACCGCCAGCGTTCAGGCGCTCGGCCTCGACTAGGGCGGTTGGCTTGTCGCCAACGAAGTCGCTAAACCAGTCGGCTTGGCCCTCCGTTGGCGCGAACCAAATCTTCCAGCGGCCGGCGCCGTTGTGCTTGGCGGTGAACGCTGGGCCACCCAGGTTGAACGCTGCATCTGCCGGCTTGGCTGGTTCTTCCAGTTGTTCGTTGGCTGGCTTGGTCGGGGTTTCGGTTACCGCTGGGGTCAGGGCTTCGCCTGGGGTTTGTACGGTGAGGTCTTCGGGGGCTGGCATCGTGGTGGTCTCGTTGGTGGGTTGATCAACGAGGGCCAGCATCTGCGGGGTGGGCTGTCGGGTTCCCGACTATTTCGAGTGGTAAGCCCACCAGTCGCCAATGGCGCAGGTAGGCAGCTTGTCGCGCTTGTTGCCTGTGATCTGGCACCAGAAGGCCAGCAGGCGCTCACCTTCGGTGTAACGAGGCTCTGCGCCCTGCTTCCAGCCCAGCAGCGTGGTGCGAGCCACACCAATGGCATCAGCAACGGACTGGGGCGAATAGCCGGCGCGTGACAGCCCGGTGATCACCTGGAACCAATCAATCACTCTCTCTGGCTCATGCCGGTGCTTGGATGGCTTCGGTGCAGGCGCAGCAACAGGACGGGCAAGCACGGCACGTTCAGCCTTGGCGATACCAAGGTCGAGCTGGTACGGGTTTGCCTTGTCCGTCATCTGCTAGCCCCCAAACGCGCACGCGCGCGAGGCAGGCAGGGGTTGAGCGACAGCCGCCGCCCGTTCCTGCATCTCGGAAATCGTTGCCCAGAACAGCGCTGGCCTGCCGTATACGTCCGCTGGGCACACCGCATAGCGCAGCCCTGCCATCGCTTCGGGCGAACTGTCGTCAACCAGGCTCACGTCAACAGCGAGCAGTACCCAACCGCCTTCGAGCTGGTGAGCATGCCAATGCAGTACAGGACGGCTCACGACGATTCCCCCACCAGCGGAACAACACGCACCGCAACGCCTGGGGTTGGCCCGAAACGCTTGGACAGGGAGACGTTGACCACCTGCACATCATCCTTGAACACGATGCCGTTGATGCCGTCACAGATGGCCTTGAGCACGTTGTCTGCGTCTGGCTTCTTGGTTGGCATCACGTCGCCGAGCAATGCGGCTGCGGCCTTCTTCTTCGACCACGAAGCCGCAATCGAAACCACAATGCGCAGCTCCATCAGCACAGGGCCTGCGATCAACTCACGTCCAGTCATGGCCTGTTGAGCTGCCACGGCGATCAGGCTTTCGTAATTGGCTGTTTTGGCTGGCGTGAACAGGCGTGCATGGTTGCCAACCTTCCCCACACGTGGCCTTCCCTTCCCGACTGGCTCACCTGGTACCACGAACGAAACTGGCTTGAGGTCAGACATGGGCTTGCTCCTTTGGCAGCCAAGTGATCAGCACGAATAGTGCAATGGCCAACAGAGGGTGATCCTCAGCCAGCATGATGCAGGCGAGCCCTACAGCTAGGGCCTGCGCGGTTTTACGCATGGTTGTCACTCCGCTTGATGCCCATCTTGGCCAGCAGCAAAGCGCGTGCGGCTTTCGGGTCGGTTGGTAGGTTCTGGGCTGCGATCAGGTCGCGGGCCTGCTGATGGGATGCGGCGAACTGGACCTGCATCGGGGTTTTGGTTTCGTGCTCGATGCCTTCGGGGATGCTGTCGTCTAGCGGCTTGCCCATCACGGCGCGGGCACGAACGATTGCGTAGTTGCGGTTGAAGCGTTCGCGCAAGGCCTTGTCAGTCAGCTTGCCGGCCTTGAGGTCAAAGACCCCGGTGGCTTCTGCTGCGACTTTGACCGCCTGGTGTCCGTACTTGCCGCGCAGTGCCTGATCCCATGCTTCGGCTTCGGTTGGCAGCCCTGGCACTTGCAGGCACATGGTTCTGAACTGCGGTGCAGACGGTGGCCATCCATCGTTGTCCAGGTTGCTGAGCTGCGAGAGGCCGTTGGCAATATGCTTGCCGTTGATTCCGGTCAGGTGCTTTGCCCATGCGTGATCAGGTCTAGGGCTCTCGCCAAAACTCGACGTCCAGCGGTGGCCGTAGGTCTCCGACATGGTCTCCCAGAGCTTCTCCAGCAGCTCCATTCGCAGCGGTTCCACAGGCTTTGGCTCTATCGGCGCGCTGTTGCTCGATGGCGAGCCTGACGCGGTCTGGTGCAGAAAGTGAACGTTTGCGGCCAGATCGGACGCCGCTGGAGCTGTTCTGATTGGCTTCTGCTTGGGTAAATCCTGGTCGTTGTGCATGCCGTATCTCCCGCTGGAGCTTCTGTGCCAGTTCGTGTTCCCACTGGCCTTGGGATTGGTATTTGTCAGGGCGGTTAACCCAGTACGAACGAAACTCCATCAGCAGTTCTGCGCTGACAGTTGCGGCGCCTAGGCCGTTGCGAAGTGCTGTTGCTTTCCAGCCGTTGCCGGTGGGTTCCCAGTCGTCATGCATCGGGAATCGATCTGCAGGCTCATGCGCGGGGTGACGTGACGTAGGAAGAAAACCGGACTCCGGAGGTGTGCCCGCTTTTTCGATTTCACCCCCTGCCGCTTTTGAAGGGGTGACAGGTTCGAAAGGCTTTCCATTACTGGGCTGGGACGGTGTAGAGGGTCTGCCCGCTTGATCTGCCCTCTTACTGCCCTCTTTATTTCGGTCGGATTGATCCCGTGAAGCCCTCAGAAGCTCGAATATCAGGCGCCTTTCAGCTTTGTTTTCACTGAGTAAACCGACCTTCTGCAACCAGACAATCGCCCGTCGCAGCTGCTTCTCCGTGGGTTCTCCGCTGTCGATTCCCTGGTGTGGCTCGACATACAACTCTTCGGCAATCGACTT